ATCTGATACGATTGCTTAACGCATTGTATAACCGACGCGGACCCATTCGTATCTGGGTATCCGGTCGGCTGCGTGATCGTGTCATGGAAAGGGTCTAAGGCTTGTTGAAGCCACAATTTCCCACATTCCGTGATCCCCGAACGCGCAGCAAGGCCGTTAAGAATTTTTTCACTGCGAGGTACTGACGCCATTTGGTCGTACACACGTAATGGATAATAAAGTAAGAATAAAGTTACTAATAGCAGAGGATAGCCTGCTTCTGAGAGAGGGTGTCGGTACTGGGTTCGAAATAGTCACTGGAGTTGCCGTTTTGTGTCGATTCTACGATTTTCTTTATGCATTCAAACTGCTCAGAGCTGCACAAATCCGGGTCTGACGCCGATTCGTAGCCTACATACAAACGTTCTAACTCTTTATCATTCATCAGGATATTCGAAACATCTTCCCAATCCATCTTCATCCCAGTTTTCGGAACAATAACCGCGCCAACCAACTCTGATCGTCGCGTGTCCCAAATATATTGTATATACCGCCACAAAAGCGCTCGTGTCTTTAGGCACCCCCAAGACTCCAAACGAAGCGCATAAGCTCGCAACAAACTCCAACGGACGTCGTTGCTTTCCGAAGCGTATAGGAGCGAATCCATTATACGTTCGTGCTCGGGCACAGGTAAATAACAACCACTTTTTTCATGCAGTGTGGTAGACTGCGATAAGAACGACAACTCAACAACGGGTCGAGGATCCCAACAAGGGGACTTGGTAGTCACACCGATTCCTGTCCATATTTCAGCAACAGATCGGGCATTAAACCACTCAATTATTTCCTGACTTACGCTAAAGGTATTGTCATCACCGTTCATTATCATTTCTATCCATTTGTGCATGTTTCGCTGTGAAAGTTTCCTTCCCTGTATCACAGTTAACTCTGCCTCAAGTTCCTGTTCATCCAATCCATGGTCATATGAAGCAGAACAAGAATCCAACAGCCGACGTATTTCTACTGCCCGTTGAAAATCCCCATCATACTTCTTTCTCCA